GCGGTTCGCATTTCGATGGCGCTAAAAAGGACAAGTAACTAAAACTTTAGGGGCGGGATTGTGAAAATACTGATGGTAAGTTACAGCGGCTACGGCGCATGGTTCACGTTGAGACTTCAAGAAGAAGGACACAAGGTGGACTATTATCTTATGTCGAAAGACTACATGGATGTATTACACGGACTCGCCCCTAAACCAATCTTTGAGCGCCCGGATTTTGCACGTTATGATTTGGTACTCTTTGATCTTACGGGTAAGCCTAAACTTGCGGAGAAGTCTGCGCTTCTCACACCGACTATTGGCGATGGGAATTTTAATTCTCTCGTGGAAGAGGATAGGATGTTTGGCATTGAGTCAATGGAGCAATGTGATATCAATGTCCCACCGTACGAAGTGTTCCACGAAATCGGTGAAGCGAAAAAGTATATCAAGGCGAATAAGAAACGCTACGTATTTAAGCCGGATGGCGGGCAGGAGCAGGATTGCAATACAACTTATGTTGCAGATTCCTCCCAAGACCTGCTCGATTACATTGATCGTCTTGGACAGGCTACTAAGGGGGCCACGTTTCTATTACAGGAGGTAGTAGATGGAATCGAAGTCTCTACCGAAGCTTATTTTAATGGCGAAGATTTTTATCTATGGAACGCGACACTGGAAGAAAAGAAGTTTATGGAAGGTAACAAAGGGCCTAATACTGGGTGCGCTGGAAACCTTGTTTGGATTTACAATAAGCCGAATCGGCTCATAGAAGAAGGGCTTATGCGGATGAAGGATTTCCTAAAACATGTTGGGTATCGGGGAATGATTGACTTGAATGTCATTGCAGGGCCGGATAAATTATACGGACTTGAATGGACTCCGCGTTTCGGCTATGATGCGAGTGCCACATTGTGTGCGCTGATTACATCAGACCTCGGTGAATTTTTCCGAGCTATTGCCGCAGGTGAAACTCCAACAACGCTGCGCTGGAATGAGAATGCCTTTGCTGCTGCAACAAGACTTTCTATTCCTCCGTACCCAACAGAAGTGCATGGGAAACATCCCATAGGAGTGCCGATAAATGGGATTGATATCGAGGATATATCTCACGGTTGTTATCTCTACGACGCAATGCTGGCAGGCGATGAACTTGTTACTGCTGGTGCAAGTGGGTTTATTGCTGTGCCTATTGGTGTCGGTAGAACCACAGACGAAGCGTGGGCGGTGGTTAAAGAGAAAATTAAGAAGATAAAGATTCCTGATATGCAATTTCGTCAAGACTTAGCGAGGCGTACTTGGAAACGCTATGAAGGACTTGCACGTTGGGGATGGTTTAAGTAAAGGAGTAAGCATGAATATCTATGTGAGAGTAATTCCACACAATCAACAACGCTATGTTACCGTTGGTGATTGGTGGTTTGATGAGTTTGGTGACCTACAAATTCGAGTCTCTGCGATGGCTGATTGGCGTTACGAAACACTTGTCGCATACCATGAACAATTCGAGGCGCTTGCTTGTAAGCGCGCTGGAATCCAAGAAGCCCTCGTTACTGCATTTGATATTGAATTTGAGAACTATCGCAAAGCTGGAAACCACGCTGAACCTGGAGATTGTTTACGCGCTCCGTATTATCGGCAACACCAACTTGCTACCATTGCGGAGCGTCAACTTGCCCTTGAACTTGGAGTGGATTGGAGAGAGTATGATGAAAAAGTTTCTCGCATGTAATGTATTGCTGCTGTTACTTGTACTTGCCTTTAGCAGCATAAGCTTTGGTCAGTGCGTAAATGTTACCGCAACAATTACAGATGCAAATGGTCAAGTATTTATGAACGGCGCATATACTTGGGCGTTTACTCCACCATATGGAGTTCCTGGGCCATATATCTTTAATGGCACAGTATTTCCACAGAGCTATACCGGAGCTTTAAGCTCTAGTGGTACCGCTATTGTTTGCCTTACTCCAACTACTTCAGGTGTAAATGGGAATGGGATAGTTCCTGCTGGCGGCACTTGGGTACTTACAGCCTGTCCTAATGCCTCTGTAACGTGTACAACTTTTACGCCTACTCAAGTGCCAAATGGCTTGCCTGTCGGAGTAAATTACAACGCACCTGCGATTACATTTTCAGCCGGCTCTAACGCATATGGATATAATGATACAGAAGTAGCTCCCATCCCATTACCTGGTGGTAGTTATTTTAATGTTATCTCAAATACAACTCGCACATGGACTGGCTTGGGTTGGATAAGTGAGGTTTTTAATCCCCTCTCACCTGGCCCGATTGGCACGAGCATGCCGAACGTCGGAATATTCACCACAGTCTCAGATGCCACTACAAAAGAGATTCAAGTTGGCGGCAATATCGCAGCACTAGAGCGCCTCGATGGTACCGGAATTATCCGCCAGATTGACCTCTACTATAACTCCTCAGTGGGAGACTTCTGCGTTGCGACGAATGTGGGAAGCTGGGAATGGGCGATCGTCACGCTGGGTTCACAGACTGGTTCGCCGGGCGGCCTCATCAATATTCACAGCGGCAACTATACCTGTGCCGGAAATTTACTGTACGACTATGACTGGATTACCACAGACGGTTTGGTGAAGCCTCACTGGAATTGCTGCGGCAGTCCATGGCCTACGCACGACACTCCCGGTACTCCCGGCGGCGCACACGTCACATGGACTGGCGCTAGTAACGGCGTCGTCATTGGCAACACATCTGCAAATATGCACGGGGATTATCGGCATCATTCTCCGGCGATTAAGCGCATGTACTTGGACGGAAATTACACCGCAAACTGGTCTTTTTATGACGCCAATCTCACCGACGAAGAAGAAGTCAGTGATAACACGATGGTTGGCTGGGTCGGTGGTTGTATCTTCACCGAAGCTGATTCTCACTGGCTGGAGAACAATAACTGCCAGAACAATCCGGGGCAAGGCATACAGGATAATGGTGTTGCTGCCCATATCGCCGGAAACATCATCTACGACAATGGTGGTACGGCTATTACGGCGCAGGGTGGGGCACCTCTTGGGCCAATCATCACGGGCAACTGGATTGGCGATGTTCCGCAGGGAATGTACCTTGCGGGAACGGGCGGCGTCGTGTCTGGAAACGCTTTCAACGCTTCAAGCGGGAACCCTGTGATCTGGGCACAGTATTCAGCGGCTGGGGCATGGCAGATTTACGGAAACTGGAATGACAACTACAACGGTGGAAGCCCTCTGAGCTACTTCTATCAGTCGCAGGTATCCGGTGACAACGCGGCGGCGATGTTCGTAAACTCGTCCACTGCGAGGATGAGCTATCAGCCAATCATCGCCGCCTATGCTCCGAATGCGGCCATTTCGTCCATCATCAGCAGTTTCCGCTTCGGCCATGACTGGTCGTACTATAACGGATGCAACCTTGGGTTCAATCTCTACGCCGGGGCGGGAAACAACGGAAATTTCGCATACGTCGGTTGCTGGGGATCGCCGGACAACATTCGTTTTCCCGTTGATGGCAGCAGCATCATCGTTCCCAGCGCCACCATCCAGCTCGACGGCGTTGCGAGCTATGCGGGAAACATCACGCGCAACACGCTGACGGCGGCGCGGACATGGAACTTCCCGAACATTACCGGCACAGTAGCCTTGACGCCGGGAAATCAGGCGTGGGGAACAGCCACGCTCGTATCTGGTACGGTGACGGTCAGCAATACGACAGCGTGCACTATAAGCTCGACCTGCCTGTATAGGTTGTCGAGTTGTGGCGCCGCTGGCTCAGTGCTAGGGGCGCGTCTCGACATCGGTACTATCGTACCGGGAACGTCGTTTGTGATCCACGCGCTGTCCACTGCCAATGCGGTGGTGACAACTGACGTCAGCACAGTTTGCTGGCAGATTAACTAGGAGGAAATATGAAACTTCGTTTCATGCTATTAATCACTTTACTACTTTGCGCTGCATCGGTAGTGGCACAAGCAACGCCCCACGATGTGGTTCTTACGTGGACTGAATCCGATACTGCAAGTGGTATAACCTACAATGTATATCGTGGCACTTCCACTGGAAGCTGTACTACACTTCCTGCGATGACTAAGATTAACACAAGTACTGTAAGTGTATTGACTTACACCGACACTTCAGTCGTACTCGGAGGCTCCTACTGCTATGCAGTAACCGCAGTATACAATGGACTTGAGAGTGGTATGTCCGTTGGTGCAGGAGCAAGTATTACCAAAGCTGCGCCTCCCACAATTAACATTACGATTATACAGTAATGCTAAGGATAAAAATAAGGGAGCGGTATATTCTCCGCTCCCTTTGGTCTATTTAGGGGAGACCTGAACTTAGAACTGCTTGTAACTTGCAATGGCTCCGGGGTAATTTTCTCGGAGCTTTTGTATATTTTTACTCTGTAGCGTCTCCAGCTTAACACCAAGCATGGTAGCGAAGCCCGCAACAAACCAAAGAATATCTCCAAGCTGTTCTGAAAGTATATCTACATCAAAATTTTCCCCGCTCTCCACCATCCGATTAATCTTATTGCTCAACTCCTCAGCCGCACCGCTAAGTTCCAGGGTGAACGCAGTAAGCTGTAAGGCTCTCGCTTTACGCGCACCCTGTGTATCTGATTTATAAAACGGTTTTGCAGTAGCCCAAGCTAGAGTCTGGTAATCATTGGCCTTCATTATTTTATATAGTCTCCCACTTTGAGATTACCATGTAACTTACACATAACCTCATGTTCGTGCATGATACGAACAGTAGCACGTTGTTTAAGCTGAATTGCAGAACCAGCAAATAGCGAGTACAATACACGGTCACCAGGGAATAAGAATTTAGTCTCCGGCCCGCTACTCATTACTGTGCCTGTGGTTGGACGGCGTTGAGCAGTTTCAGGGGTGATGAGTGTTCCACCGGTTCCACCACACGACGGACATACAGTGCTACCCGAACCTTGGCAAGACTTACATTTAATTAACGGGTTGAGTAGCGACATTCCTGTACTAGCACAATCGCCGCATGGTATCATTGTCTTAACGCTTGTGCTAGACGCAAGCTCATTATACTCCCCACCCGCATTACATACCGGGCACTCAAAGCCAGACTTAAACTTATCCTCTATCACGATAAGTAAATCTCCCATAGCTTCAAGCGCAAGCTGCGCTGCACCCGTACCCCTGATAATAGTATAACGATTCTTACTAGGAGTTTCCTGAGCTTTATCAGGCTCACCAATTACTACCTCCGATTGCATTGTCTCAGGCGCAAGTAACTCAGCATCACGTTCGTCTACGTGAATTTCCTCAGTGTAATCTCGTTCTGGTCTAGGTTCAGTCAAGTTATCCATTATTCTGCTCCAACTCCGCCGCAGCGTCTCGCGCTAAAATTGTACCAACAAGGTCTGATGTAAGACAACCAACTCTCTTACACACATAGGTAACATAATTCGTATCGTCATTCTCATTAGGCGGCGCATACTTATTAATCGCCGCGTAAATAGAAAGGTGTGCATAATCCTCCTGCAAGATATCTGTAAGGGCCTGAAACCCAATCTTCACAGATGGAAAATATGCAAAGCGTGGTTGTAGTGTACCGGATTCCAACAACGCACCATATTTTTGGTGCATCCAACTGTGAAACTCAAGGTCACCCGGATTGTTATTCCGCTGCGGGCGATTCGGCTTTCCCCCATAAGGAATAACCGCATAAAAACCTTCTATATTCGCAATTGCATCCACTAATTTCATCCCCATTATGGAGTCCCTCCACGTTGTTTATTTGTACTAATATATTCAGTCGCGTTTCCTTTAGCTCTTTCAATGACAAATCCTGCGGCTTGTAGGACATAAAGAATCTGCCTAAGCTGTTCGTCTGTTACATGCCGATAGTTTGCTCGAAGTATCTGTGGAAACGTGGTAATACCACGAGATTCAATATATGCAAGTACCCTATCCTGTGCCGCTGCAAGTGGTGATTCTCCAACAGAACGGAATGTCAGATCAAGAGTCTCCCCAACTTTTTCACACACGTCAATTGCATTGTACAAGTGATTCTTCGTGATGATGAGATCGTCACGTTCTGCCGCGCTCATAATCATAGCAAGCTTAAAAATATGTGACTTCATACGACTTGTGTAGCCGATCACAACTTCTGATGCGAACTCATCTACTTTGTGAAGCTCATCATACTTATTCACCCATAGTGTCTTTGCTAATGGTTCAAAACGAAACTCGCCTTGAAGTGTGTTGTTGATGTATTTCAAGTCATTGATAAGGTCAACCTCAAGTTGAGATTTAATTGGGCTGTCAGGCCATGGAATCATTTGCGACTTCTGACTCGCAAAAATAAACAAACAACGAGACGTAAAGCCTCCAGTAATAGCCGCGGTCGCATCCCTATTTAGTTTACGGATATAATCTGGAACACAACCGCCAAGTAAGGAAACGCATATATCCTTTGCGACGTATGTATTCTTAGTTTTAGTATCGTAACTAAATTCATTTTTATCCCACATCTCACACATTAATGGGAGCATCCATTCCGAGGCTTGGAGAAATACTGGAAGTTCCGTACTAATAATCGTGGCACTGGAATCTCCAGTTGTAATCTTATGCGACATTTGATTCGGCCCAAGACCCGTGGTTTGCGTACTGATATGCTGAAACCCGGTTGCAAGTTTCTCAATAATCTTCTCTGCGGTGATGCGGTCAGGAATATAATTGATTACATCAGCCTGCTCTGCGAGTGTAACTGCGGGATTAATACTTGCACCCTTACCAACTCCTGGCGGCCCTACAAGGATAACATACTGATTAGGAAAAATCTTATAGAATCCGTACTGAATCCAGACGTTTTTCTTCAATGCAGACCCTAACACACTTACGCCACACCAATAGTTATAAGCTAATGGAGCCTCACACTCTTTTGTATATGTGGTATAGTTTTGTAACCAACTACCTTTTAACTTTCGTGGCATTGTAGCACTATCCCCTAATTAGATATAGTTAAGTTTTGCTAGACACTTCTTGTGAGTGTCTATATATTTTTCATTCAACTCTTTCCACATCTTCACACAAGCCTCTTCTGTAAAATCTTTTACCTTTACTGTATCTTCAAGGTTGAAGCCGAATTCTGCTTCGATGGGGATTTGCACAGAAATTCCGTTGTGGAAAGTAATTCTCCTATCAAACGCTCGCTGAGTCTCTGTGTACACCCGACGAACAGTCTGTTCGTTGTTCGGGCATTCTTGGTTAATTGAATCGTGACACTCGTTGACAATGTAATCATTAACCCCATCGAGATGTAACACGGCGAATCCAGTGTTGTCTCCGACTGTGCTTTGAGGGATGTAAGCATAAGCTTCGTTAAAGATTTCGAAATTTGCTTCTCCCTGTCGCAAGCCGTGAAAGTGCCGCTCTCTTCCAAACGGGTTATGTAACATAAACGTCCTAAACACTTGTTCTCTAACGTAAGTGTGAAATACACCGGATATACTTGGGTCATATTCATTTACCTTTTTGAGTAGAGCATCGCATTGTGCTTTACTATATGCAAAGTTTTCACGCGCAAGGGAATCGGACATGGCTTGTCCGCGCATACCATAGTTATTCGCGTGCCGAGTTTTCTTTCCAAGATAGCGTTCGATACCATCTTTAGTCACTTGCGCTAAGGATAAGTTGAAGATAAATGCAGCAAGTTTTGAGTGCCTATCTTGCCTTTGTTGCAACTCCCCAAGCGCGTGAGTATTTCCAGCAAGCGCTGACACGGGCCAATCCTCTGCACTCATTTGGTCAACGATGAAGAAGAAACACCCAGGTCTTGCAATAATACCACGCCTAAAACTTTTAGACAAGTCATAATGTTTAGGAAAAGTTTGTGCATTTCCGCCGTAATTAAAGATATGCTTTCGTGAGCTACGCCTGCCAGTAACGGTAGAAGCGACACCATAGTTGGAGAAAAATTGACCATTATATCTACGCGAGTTTACATAACGAATCTGAAGTGTATTATACTCCCTGACATCAAGAATTCGTTTAATACATTGATCGTTAGTTTCTGCGAAGATTTTTCGTAGAATAAGTTCTTCGACGGATTCCTCGTATGTAATCTCTTTCGTTTCCTTGTTTTTTCGGCGTACAAGCGGAATCTTATATCCATTTGTCTTCAGGAACTCAAGTAACTGTTTACTCGCGTTGATGTTTAACGCGGATGTATCTTTAGCTGGGCGATTCTCTGCACCGATATACACCTTAAGACCCCAAAGACAAGATAGTTCATCAAGCAATTCCATATTATGTGCCTGTATCTTGTATCGTAAGTCCGCCATCTGTTCCTCATCGAACAGCATCCCGCGATTATCAATGCGGTGATAGGCACACGCTAAAGCGTGTTCGTAGGTTGAGTTTACTTGATCGGGCATTTGGTTTGTGTTTCACGCAGTCTCTTAGCTATAATTTGTTCTTCAGTTAGCATAGAATGTCCATCAACTTCATCCCACTTCTCATGCCCTCTATCACGCATACAGTAAGTTTCTACCCCAGGTTTAATTACAATTGTAGCGTGGCAATATTCCATCTTACCCCCCTTGTAGTATTGTTGTGTTTAACGTAAGTGTGGCCTATCATTAAATTCCTCTTCCTGAGCGAGGAAGATTTCAAACGTCACTGTGCTGTCAAGTGCGTTATAGTGAAAGAGCTGCTTCTTATTCTTTGGTGTCCAGCCCTTACCTTCGTCTTTGTAAAACTTCTGCCTCGTGTATTGTTTGGTCTGAAATTGAAGTTTATGCTCTAGTTCGGGCCATAGAAGATGGTGCCTGATGAGTGTGTCCTGACATTTATCAAGACAGATGGTAAAACCCATCGCCTCAAGGAAATGCGTATCAAAACTGAAATAGTTCTGCCCAATCTGTGGCACATTCGACATGAGATGATTAAGCTCTCGCCAGATATTAACACTCTGCCAAGGTTCATAATCCCAATAGCTAAAGCTGACACCAAGATTAGGGCTGTCCGCAAGAGATAAAGTGTAAGGGAAACCTGGATGATTCTTAAACGTCACACTACTCTTAGGCGCTCGTATCGTTTCAATATCCGCTGATAGAAAGCCTAACTTGGGATTCCTAAAGCGTTGTAAAATATCCATGAGGTCATAGTAAGAAGGTTCTAATACTAGCTCTCTGTCCGTCGGTGGTTGAAGCTTTCCATTGGTTTTGTAATAATTATATTCATCACGTACCCGTCCAAGGTCGATAAAAATACCGATGTTACGATATCCCCAGTTTGCCACGATACCATCGGGAGCGAGTTGCGGTATTGCATAATGTCCATGCTGGATAAAAGGCGACACAAGCAACGAACTAGAATATTTATCAAGACTTGCTTCGGCAACTTGATTCGCATTGTTTTTTCCTTTACGCCGTAGTATCGTTTCTGGGCATAGAATAGCGGTTGCTATTTTTCCAAGCGGTAGTATAAATGGTGGGCAATATGTTCCTACATAGGACTGAAAATTTCTTAGCGCAGTTACCGCATCGCCGGGGTTCTCAAGATCAGGACGTAGGGACATTATAAATGGCTGATACGCGCCAAGCCCCGCTTCTTCCCACATCTTCTGAAATACCCAACCATAGGGAGCGGAAAAGACTATCCCCTTCTCCGCGTCCCGTTCGTATGGCTGGTCAACAACAACCCAAATTGGATTGTTTGGTGAGCCAGAATGTGCAATTATATTAGGCATTAGTGTAGTTTAGCAATCTGACTTTTGAGCGTGATAAGATACACATAGAGGTCTACTACCTCATCCAAAGCTTCATCAAGCAAAGCTGACTTAAGCCAAAGATTACCGCCATGTTCTTGAACGCCTTTGCGATATTTAGCGTCAACTTCAGCAATAAATCTGTCTTTAATGGCATCTAGATGAGCACTTTGCTCACTTGTCAATGCTACTTTCACGCCCTTTAGCTGTACATTTTTTCCGCCCATTCCACATCTCCTGTATTAAGTAATTTTGCATGTCTAGCACATACCCGTAGTGGTAAATCCGTGACTGCCTGCGATTTTAGTTTTACATAAACCATCGCAATATAAGGACAACCAGGCCAAAACTCTTTCATAGCCAAATAATCCTCATACTCGACCTCAGTCATGGTAGGGAAAAATTCCGGGGGATCCTCCGCTGTAACTATCTCGCAATGACGCATTGTGGATACAATCCTCATAACAACTTCGCGCATTATGCGTTAAAACGGGGATAGAAGATACACTCTTCCATCCCCGCCAACAACGAACTTACTTCTTCCGCGTATAATCTTTAGTGTGAGCAACCTTCGGGAACCGCTGAGCACAATTCGGGACAGCGCAGACGTAGTACTTAATGTTATTATACTCACGTCCGTTGCTCGTTTCACGCACGAGGTACGCTTGGCATTCACGCCCAAGTAGTGGGCCACGGTACTGCCACTTCTCGGGTTCAGCGTCCGGCCCAGTAAACTCACCAGGAATAGTGAGTGACTTATCCGGCTGTTCTTCCATAGTCAGTCCAAGTGCATGGGTCGCATCATTCTGAATCCAACCCGCCTTCTGGCTAATGAACATGGAAGTCTTATATGCCTTGCCATCCTTCGTCTGATGTCCAAGGATCTCGTATTCCCAACGCATATTCACTGAATCTTTCTTCTCAGTAAATTTACAGTTAATGGACGTAAGACGCAGTTTATACATACCTTCGTCAAGTGCGGAACTCGATTCGATACTTTGTGCTGGAACTCCCATTTTAGGCATTGCGTTTTTCTCCGTTTTAAGGGGTGTATGTTCCCCGGTTTTATTGTAGTATCTTACTTAGTTTTTACAGCGGCTTGATGTTTACGAATCAACTCTTGGATATTTGGCAATTCAAACTCATCCAATTGTAGAGTCGTTCCTGCGGTGAATTCGCCGTTCGGTTTGCACTGAACTCGATAGCCACCCGCATACGGGTCGAATTGCACACGATACAGTTCATTAAACAATGCGAGATACTTCTTTGCACGCGGAGGATGAACTGTAATTTTTCCTGTAAATTTGGGATTTTCTTGCGTACTGTCCGCAGCTTCCTCCGGGCGGTCGTGAAAACATGCAATCAAGTGACAGCCCAGCTCATTTATACGCTGAAAACAGTTGGATATAAAACTAACTTCCGAATCATACGGCTCATATCCACGTGCGATGCGGAATTTATATCCACCCACGTCTACAAGTTTGGTTCCAGTAGAACTTTTTGCCATTACAAAGCGTAATACAGCTTCTGACATATACGTAATACTATCAAACACAAATGTCGCAGGAATAACTTTCCCTTGTGCCTTGGCATACTCTAACAACCCAATATCCTGTGAAACTTGTGCTGCTGCCGTGGGGTCAAGTGGATTTACATCTCGGTAGGTTTTTAATGTAACTCCCGCAATACCAGCGAGGCTTGCAGCACGACCATCGAAGTCAGCTACATATACGCCCTCGTACTGCGGGAGTTCTATTCCTGTATCGTCAAAGCGTTTTTGTGGTGCTGTTGCAGCAAGACGACTTTTGCCTGTCTTTGGCGCACCCAAAATCGCAAGCTTAAGTTGTGTAAACGGTTGTGCTTGCGCCATGTCTTGCGTCCCATCAAGTCCGTACATGTTATACTCCATTTGGTTGACTGAGGTTTAGCTTCTACTTCTTCTTACCGCCTGCAAGGTGTTTCTTTACCGCGGCCTTGCGTACTGGATGTGAATACTGCTTCTTTGAGTCAGCTACCAATTTTGCGTCCTTAGCTTTTTCTTCTTTGGTAACTCTACGCATATCATCATCTGGCATTGTAACTCTCCTTTACGGTTAGGTTTTGTCAATCGTGTACGGATTCCAAGCCGGGCCAAGCTGATAGAACTGGTTAATCACCGTATCCCGACTTGCAGGTGAGACTTCGTGTAGTGCCTTGAAGGGACAATCATGATAATACATCATAGTGCAAAGCGTTGTATTCCAATCCGGCTTCGCATCAAGGCAAACAAGCTCGTATAATTTTCTGAACGTCCGTTGCTGGCGAGTTACGTATTCTGCAAACTCAGCGTCAGTATAGGACTTAAAACTCCGCTTAAAGCGTTTCATCGGATCTTTTTGGTCTTTTAGGCAGATGTGATTAATTATCACAGTGTTACACTTACGTCCCTTTGCTTTAAGCTCAGGCTCGATAAGAGCATTAAGCGCGTAAGTATATCCGCACATCCCATCATGCGGCTTGAAATCTTGTCCTTCTGTCCCGTCAAAATATGCTGTGGTCTTATGGTCAAGTGGTCCGATATGATTGCCATCATCTACTACAATATCAATCCGTCCTGTAAGATAGGCACGATATGGTGTGTACCCGGATGCTTCTGCAATAATCGGTACTTCACGATTACGTCCAAAGCTTAACTCGGCTCCCACCACACGAAGCCGTTCATTTCCCTGTGTGTGAAGATTAAAATACTGGAGCAATAAAAGGCTTGCTCCAGTAAAACCTTGTAACGCAGCATACTGTTTGAAGGTAGCAAACTCCTCCATTTGATAATTTTCCCACTCGATTTGTGCGAGGCGGATAAACTGAGTAGCGTCTTGTGTTACCTTTACGCCTTGATATTCCCACTTTCCTTGCCAGTCATCTTTGTGTCCGGCGTAGAAGTATTCCATCATCTTATGTAACCATTGACCGAATGTAAGGCTCCAACTACGCCCACGGCCCTGTAAACGATTCATAATACTTTCGGTAAAATAGCCCTCACATAAGCGGAGTGAGTTTAATACGTGATTATCCGCATAAAGCTCCAGCACTCCATCTGGTGCGAATGACATAAGATTTGGGTATTTTTCTACCGCCCGGTAAACACTACTTGGGTAGATGTATTGTGAATTTGATGTTGTACTCATGGCTTTCTCCGTTTAGTTAAGTTATGCTATTTCTGGAAACAACTGTTTCAACTGTTCCGGGGTAAGTTTTAACTTCTTCAAAGCCGTTGCTAGTGCGCCAAGATTTATTTCTTTTGAATTTTTTGAGGTTTTTGTGGTCTTAACCTCGCGTTTTGTTGTGACCGTAAAAGTTCTTGGCTGTCCCGGAAGGCTGTACATCTGATGTGTTTTCTTAATACGACGAGTGGTAATCTCAAGTTCCATCTGCGCTACGGTCGCACGATAATACTCAAATCGTGCCTTCAAATCCTCATCGCTCATGGTGGAGATACTTTTTGAGTGCCAGACCCAATCTGCGCCCACGAAGCTGATGTGCCGGCAACGCGCAGTAGTCGTTGTCATTACATTAGTTTTCTCGTTAAAATCCGTCTCCGTGCGCGTGAAGGTATCGTCTTTCACTGTTACGTCAGCTATACACTCGATACAATATGATGGGTCAAGCTTACTGCAACATTCCCAGCATAGCCACTTCTGGCAACGTAAACATTGATGCTGATTTGCTACACACTCGTGCTTAAGAGACTCCAGGGTTTGTTCCACCGAGGATGCTTCCCGAAGTTCCTGTGAGGATACTATTTTCACCGGCTCTGACATTAGTGTTATCCTTTATAGATTGTACATACTCTAGTTGAGGAATTTTCCCCATGAGATACATCTGTACTAGAGCGCGCATTACAATTGAAAGTTCCCCCGGTTGCTTATGCTTCTTCAGCAATTCAACCTTAAACTTCGGGGGCACTTTGAAATTGATATATTCTGTGGAGTTTTTGTGATTCTTTGCCATAGAAACCTCTTTCGTGCTACTCTTTTAGTGTCTCACGAGGCTCACACGAGGTCAAGGGCTTTATCTCCTACGCGCTCAATAGGTTACAGACGGGTGACACTTTTTGTCACTCCTCTGTCGAATCTGCTTCCTGCATACTGGCTAGTAATGCAGAGAGTTGTTGCTTTTGTGCGGGCGTCATACTTGAAATATCAATTACAGGCTTTGATGCTTTTACCAGCTTTTGTGTTGCTGGTGTAGTCGTGGTTCTTACTACATGACTCACGCCTGTTGCTGTCGTTTTGTTAATGACTCCATGAATACGACACCTATTCTCAGTAACATGCTCAAGTGCGGCTTTACCCATTGCATGACAGGACATTTCATATTGCCCAAGTTCTGCGTCTGTAAGTTGTTGGTAAGTGAGTGCAAGCTCGGTTGCTATATTAGCTAGCCTTGCACCAATCTCTACTACATACCGTCTATGTATGGCTTGTACTGCCAGCATTTCAGCAAAAAGCTCATCCTTTGTCATTCAATGCTTCTCCCGTATACTTACGAATTGTCCTGTACATATCCCGAATGTAGTCTAACTCCGAGATTATCCACGTAATATCCTGCAATTTTACAAACGGGCCGTGGTATCGGCGGAGGGTTTCACTGTCGGGCAGGTTGACAAGCATATCACCTTTGCCAAGTAAAGTCTCTGCTCCGTCAACGCCAAGAATTGTTCTTGAATCAAATCCTGTGGGTAACTTAAGAGATATCCTGCACGGGAAATTTGCTTTGATATCTCCGCTGACAACTTTAACAGATGTTCGTTGAGTTCCGGCGATAACGTGAATTCCCCCTGCTCTAGCAATTTGTATAAGACGCTTAAGTTGGTCATCAACTTTTGGATACTCACTGGCGGTTGAGAATTTTTCACTTTTTGCCTCTCTATCTTGTTCAAGAAGGTCTGCAAACTCATCAATGATGAGCACTTTATATGGCATTTTATATCCCATTGCGTGATACTCTTGGATATTCCTACATGCAGCGCCCTGTAATATCTGCATACGGGAACGAGACTCCGCGATGAGTTGTTCCATCATGTGAATGTATTCCATGAGCGTAACACATACCTGTGTTACATTCGGCATACGTTGAAACAGCGGAAGATCAAGTTGCTTTGTGTCTACTAGAATTAGCTCCAATTCCTCAGTCGTGAATCTAGCACCAAGCGAAGCAATAATAGCAGACTCAAATACAGATTTGCCGCTCCCTGTACTACCAGCGAGCAGTATATGTGGCATATCAACGAGATCAATACTGCACTTAGTACCAACGTGGTCAATACCAAGTGGAATTGGGATTTTCTGCTTAAGCGATTTTTCATCTGTGAGATACCAGTTGAGGTAATCCTTATAGTCTACAAATTCACGCTCCGCATTTGCTACGAATACAACAATGTCACTCTTGATACGCTGAATGGTGACTTTATCCACACCTGCCGCGAGTGCAAAATCCTCGCTCTTATTCATGATTTTAGCAAGTGGAATACTGTGGTGCGGCTTGAAATAATACGCCGTCACCACAGGGCCAAGTTCCACATTTATAGGCACTGCCGCAAGATCAAGAGATTTGAACTTTTGCGTAAGTTGCTTTATAACAAAATGTTGCACTTCCGGTAGTTCGTTGAAATCTGTAATGCTCATGTAGAACTCCTAGTCATTCTCGAAATCTTCGTAGTCATTGGCGTCATAGTTATCATAATCATCATCCAGTGTACCGCCGCCACTCACATCATATACATTGAAGTCATCTTCTTCCTTGTTATAATAATTCAAGACGGAGCAAACAATATTTGGACAGGTTACTGTTTGTCCCTCAGCAAAGGTGAAATTAGCTGTTAGGATAAGCTCACTGTCACAATCTGCGCAGTAATAAGTATTAGAGTCAGACATTAGATTTCCTCTCCTCTCTGGATTTTAGCTTTCAGTTCTGCGTTAGCAAGCAGATGGCGCTTGCCAGGGCTAAGATACTTTAGTCCGGCTTTGAATGTTTCCGGGCCAGTGAAATGTAGGAAAATTCCGTCAGTACCTTCTGCAAGCTCGCGCATAAAATTAGCCGCATTTTTGGTATCTCGACCAATAAAACAAGTATCTATGGGAATTCCTGCGGCTTTGAATTGTGCGCAATACTTAGGAAGTTTAGCTTCCTTTAGATAGGTTTCGTCGTCATACTCCAAATCATCCGTAGGTGCGCCATCGCTGAACAGTATTATACGATTTGCGACTTTCGTATCCAACACCAATTTTAAGCACTTGAAGATTGGTGTGTTACCTTGAATGCTAAGGCGTTGTACATAACCATTAAGCATTACCATATTATTCGTGAATTCATGTACCTTTCCCTCAAGTGGGATAATCTCCACTGCGGTATCGTTTGGATTTAGGCACTGAAGCCACGCTTCTACTCCCTGTTTTGCCTTGCTAAACGGTTCGCCGTACATCGAACCACTATCATCGAAAATGAGTGCAATACGGTTCGTGAGTTTAGTAACGTCTACAATTACTTGCGGCAGATTTTGCAAGCGCGCCGCAAGCCCATTTCCAGCGGACATTTTTCGTACCGTGGAAATCTGTTGTGTTGGGTTGTTTGGTGATTGTTCACTCATTGTTTGTTTCCTCCTGTGATTCCTTCCGGTTAAGCACAACCTCATCGTCTGGCCCGTGTATGTGGCGAGTCATTTCCCCTCCTTCAGTGCGTCCAGAACCGAACGCAACTCAGCCCATGCGTTGTGATCTCTGGAGGATATGCGCTCTACTTCCGTTGCTGCTTTCACCAGCCGCTGCACATTCTCTACCGCACAATCGAGGTGGTCTTTCCAGCAGCCGGGCCAATGAGTTTTCCCGGCCTGCCGGCGACGGCGTTCCTCTGCGCTGGCGTGGGCGTGGTAGGCGGCAAGCAAATCATACACATCTTCATGCTGAGAGCTAAAGATTCCCGTATTGCGCTGCGTCTCCATCCACTCTCTTGCCCGTTCTACTTCCTCCGGTGTAGGCATCATCCCCTCCTTTTGGGCTGACGTTCTGCGGCGTAGCGGTTGGCAAACTCAAGAATACTCATGGTAGGAACAAACGGTAATGCACATGGGGCTTTGTACACTCGGTTGAAAAATTCGCCTGCACTCTCGTACTCGCTGGCGCTGACGGGCTTCGCTTTGGGCGGCTGCGCTGGCCCTTCTTTCCAGTCGCTCGTCTGTGCTATTCCATATGGGTAGAGCTGCTCGTGGCAGGTCTTGTTCATGCACCACCAAGAACCGTCGCCCGATTTCATATTCATTCCACAATACGGGCAGGTCGGATTTGGAAAACTCTGTTTCATTTCCTCGCTCACTGGCTCTGCTGAATAATCAGGAGCTTCGTCGCGTCGGATTGCAATATCGTGTGGAGTCAGAGCGGGCTGCGCTATTCCACTCGTGATGGGCACACTAAAGCCCGTCTGCGCGGGAATCCCAGTGCAGATATGCTCCCTACCGTCCGGATAGTAGAAATTCTCACCACATTTATAACAGATTCGATTGTTACTCATACTTTTATCCTCCGTGTCTTCCCATATTCCATGCAAGGGTAAATAGAACCATAACTAAAGTTCCAATCGCAATTAGAAGCGCAGATACAATTACATTACACTTTCGTTCCCCAATAGGCATTTTTAAGCTCCTTCCATGCAACATTGAGTCGTGCCATACTATCCTCCACACCAGCATTCCGGTCTGGATGATAGTGCATGGCAAGACGCTTGTAGATTTTTGCTGCATCTTCTTGTGTAATCTTTGTGTCTACGCTAATTCCTGCGGACGTTGCTAGATTACAAAACTCTGTGAAATACGTGGCGACTGATATACTTGGAGTAGTGTTTACGTTGAACTCTTCAGCCTGAGTGCGCGTGAATGTGTATATATGGTATCTCTTTGATTTAAGCAATACCTCCGCAAGCGCATGAAGTCCAGCGTAGTATGGTTCTGTCACACACCATTCATTCGTTTGTGGGTTATATGTACGACAATTCGCTGGAACTGCCTGTTTCAATGTATCTACGTATTGCTTGTGGTAATTAAATTTAATCACATAGGCTTCGATTTGTGGATTCCAAATGAAGCTGATATTTAGGCTCATAGAACACTCCAGGTATATAGCACTGATGCTGAGATGATAATGTGAGAGTATCGTGGGGTCAAGAGGTATATGTCGTGTGGAATCAACGACTTAGAGCCAACTGACAAATTTTGTCACTTTCACACTACACGCCATGGATATTAGTAATACAGTGCTACTTTCACTATACACAATAAAAAACCCCACGGCCAATTTGCACCGTGGGGTAAAAAACAGCATGAAGCGACTTCTACACGTTTCCGAGCAAGGAACGAATCTGCTGACGCTGCTGCGGTGTCATGGTGTTCAACTGCTCAAGCACCTTATCCATTGCGCTCTTACGCACATTGGAAGCCTCAGCCGCAAACGGCGACATGTCGAATGCACCCTCGATATCAAAGTTGAAGGAAAGCTCACCCTCATCATTCGTATCGCGCAGAAGCGCACGGAACTTGTTCTGCAACTTCACCTTCAGGCCACGATTCACGATGTTGAGGCGTTCCTGCACGTCAGGTACGAGTTCAGTAAAGGCGGCCTCATCATTCACGATAGGGATATTCGCGGTAGCAATGGAAACCGTACCGCCTTCCTTTTCCGCCTTTTCCTTCGCACGATCTTCCGGCAGAACGGCATATACGGTGGAAACTTCCTTCGACTTTTCGTCAATAACCTGCTGTGCAACGACAGCAAGGGTGTAATTTTCGCTGGTGATAGACGGAACTGCGGTGGTAGACATAATTGCTCCTTTTGAATTTGTAACTACGGTTAGAGTTTAAGTTAAGCGTCACGGCATGGATAAATTGTATGGAGTGTTTGCGATAAATCGCGGGGCAATCATGCCCAGTTCCATAACAACTCACGCCGCGCACTTAACTACTTGGTGAGAATACTATCTCACCGGGCAGGTGTCAAGAGGAATTTTACGCCTGTAAGTGCCTCGTTATCAGCGACTTATGTGCCTTGACAAAAATTGTCATTCCTACGTCGAGGATTGTGACCTCAGACTTGAAGGTTTTGTAAACGCTGTACAATGTCCACGACTTCCCCACCACAAGTATTCTCCCAATGTAGCTTCTTGCCAGGAATCATTCCGCCAGATGAAGAAGCGTTGGTTTTCATTTTGCTCCGGTAGAGCAAGTGGAAATTGTCTCGGATTGTAGTGATACCGCCGAAAATGATTGTGCAAGTGGAGATTGTGCCGAATATCAGCAGCACAGTACAGGCATACGTGATATTGTGTGTAGAAGCGCACGTAAGATTCTGGAAGTACAAGCGCCGGTGCGCTACGCTTTGTGCTTTTTGTGTAAACTGAGTTTGTGCAGACTGAGAGTTTTGTCATAGTGTCTCCGTTTACTTGGAGTTTATGTACGCCTCAATATTACGGCGTAAGTTCTGATACTCTGCTTCTTGCTCCTGCCAGTGATTTGTAGCAAGCACTCGTGAGTCAATTCGTGCAAATACTCCGCTTGCACGTGTGAATTCCGGTGCAATTGTGTGAATATCGTGGCATTTTGTACATATCAGTATGCGCCGTGGGATGTTATTCTCATCGTCACGTGTACTGAAGATGTAGTTGTGCTCACAAGTGAAGCCAAAGTTACTGAGTAGTTGTGTTAGCTTCATAACGCGTCCTCTTCCTCATCGCTCAACAATGGGTTGCACTTGTAGACTGCGGGCTTGGCAGGCTCGACCAGTTCGCAGACGTGGATGCGTTTGATGGTGATGTGGTGATGCACCGCAAAATCAAGGGTGATATCGCTGGCCATGAATTCGTGGTACAGTTCAATTTCGTTGTCGCTGTATTTCTTTGTGTATGGCCGAGGCATCAAACGTGCAAGGTTCAGTGCTTGTTCTTTGTTTTGGGGGTACGCACTGCAATAAAAGTACCCCACCTCGGCTTCCGGTTCACGTTCCAGGTTCTCCGCAATGGTGCGGAGGGCCGCTGCTACTTGCTTTGCTTTTGCCATGTTATTTTCTCCGGAGCGCCGTAGCGCTCAATTAATTTTAGTCCTATACGAAACACCAAGAGCAAACGCGCTTCATGTGTGTCATTTGGCTTCCTTTCTTTCTTGTTCACTCTCGGCTAGTTCTGCATCTGGTAATATCAGCGGGGCTTTCAGTGTATAAACAATCCCCGCATCCGTGATTGTGCTTGGTGGCGCAGACTTTATATTGCTCCACGTCTGTATCTGTGTCTCCGGGGTCGGACTCGCTGCGCTCAACGGAGGCTTTATATTATACGCCGCTTCCATGTGCTCGAGTGTCCTATTATACTGCCCCAGTGAACGCCGAAGTCGTTGTGTACGCCGTAGTAAATCCGTCTTTAGTTCCGGTGTCAGCGTCTTTTGTACACTCCGCTTGAGTAATTCATACTGCGCTTCTTGCAGCGCCATTCCTAACTCAGCGATACGCGCTTGCACACGCCTATACTCTTCCCGTCTGAATATCCTTTTACTGTTATGCAGCTCCCGCATAAGTTCCGCGTGTTCCGCACATGAGCAAAGTGCAGTGAGTCGCTTTGCAGCGCCAATCTTCCGCTCTTGCTCTAACATCAAATTCCTATAAAACGCCTTGGACATTGTTCCATGAGCTCCACTTTGTGCCTGCTTCTCATACCACGTAATCTTGCACAAAGTACACTTAATATCCTTAATCCTCGTTTCCACCACGGCGCACCTCCTAACCTGTCCCCAGTATACCGCGCCTTACGCTGAAAGTCAAATTTGGCCCGCCTTGGCGCGCCTTGGAGAGGCTTTGCGTGTCTTTGTCTCGGGCGTAAGTACCTGATTCGACAGGCTTTCCCCCCTCCCCCCTCCCTTTGCCCCCTACTCGACCGACAGAGAGAGAAAAAATGGGTCATAAGTGATATTAATAAAATGATAGATAGTATAAATATATAATATATAATATATCATATATGTATTCCATTTATCATATCTTTTTCACTTCCTTTTCCCTTTTTCTCTCTCTTGGCCGGCTGTTTGGGCACTTTCTCCGAGGTTTGGGGTTAAGTATCGTAGAATCAACGAGATGCAAAATGCGCCAAGACTCGCCAAGGCTCGCCAAGCCTCGCAAAGTCGCGCAAAGTTTGTTTGCAACCGCAAGGCGCGTTATACTTTATGCTCGCGCTCATATTTGTCATGGGCGCGTATTACGAGCGCGCTTTCCGTCTGGCGCCGTTTGATCGCAAGCGATAGGGCATTACCCTTCGACGCATTTAATTCCGTACGGGAGTTTTGCACTCGTGCATTGAGGTTAGCATGGAACGTAGCACGCTCTACCGGGCTCATACAGGCTAAAGTCTCTGCAATCTCCACGGTTTGTGCATCCAGCTTTGCACCAATTGCTATGCGCACGCTGTGAATTTCCGTACTGCGCTTACTGTTATCCTCACGCTCACGGCGTTGGCGGCTTTTCAACTCCTGCCACTCATCCAGTGTTAGCGGCGTTTTAGCGCGTACATATTGTTGCTGAGCCATGCTGGTGAGTTCCATCGGACGTTGCATCGCTTCTGCCGGGTCATTGTGCGCGGCATCGCGTTGCAATCCATATTCCTGCTGAATCTTAGCGTTTTTCTCTCGCCACGCGCGCTCATTATCCCGCACAATACGTTCTAACTCTGTACTGTACAGCGCGGCACGCTTTCGTTTTGTTTTCATGTTTTCACCTTAAGTATCGGTCTAAGCTATACATAGAAAAAGGGAGTAGGTTTTACCCTACTCCCGTGGAGTTGCGTCTGATACTAGCTCAGTCGCTTGAGTTGCTCAGCCGCTTTCTCACTCATGGCCTTTGTATGTTGCGCCCGACCGATAGTCTGAAGCGCATGTGCAATGCGGTCAGCGCGTACCATGTTTGGAAGTTCAGCATCCAGCTTGGCGAGAATGCTATTCCATGCAGCCTCCGCCTTGCGACATTCGGCTTTGACCACGTTTTCAATCCCCTTGTGAGTGTGTTCCCGCATAGCAATACTGACATTGGCACCATTCGCGGTAATTTCAGCGGCAGTCGTCAGCATGTCAATGTGCGCGTCATCCACGAACAAGATATCCATATTGGGTGGGACTTTCACATTCACCAAGCGAAATCCCTGTTTCGTTTCCTGCTCGGACAGCGTAGACGTGTTCTGCTCCTTTACATCGTTTGACATTGTAGCTCTCCTTATATGCATTGTTAGTTGTGGACGTTATCGCGCATGATTGCTCTCATACGCTGTGGACGTTTCAATTATCAAAGACACTCCAACCGGATAGCTCAGGGATACGCGCTGGACTCTACGATCAGACAAGCGTACCACACAAAGAGCTATGACAAAGAGCAGGGATACAGTGATCCATGAACAGAATATCACGGTTCATACCAGGGATGCTATACATAATATAGTGGCTTACTACTTAGTAACTACCACATAATGTACTTGACGGGGGGCCAAAAATGTGATAATCGGCAAAATTTGGGGGGATTACCACTGAAAATTTTTTCTAAAATTTACGTTTCCGGGCTTGGTGAGAGTGCGGGGGGAGGTGCGTGGGAGGCGCGCCTATGTGCCTCTGTGCGTAGGACTTACGGGCTGCGCGTTTTTTCTTGACGCGCACCTATGAAATACTGTATCTTACGCCAATAAATTAAACGCGGGCGTAAATATAAGTTGAGTGTGTAGGCTGAAAGGGCTTCTTGTATGCAAGGTGACAGTGACCACACGACCACGACTACTAAAGAGCTTGTCGGTAGTGGGAAGTCTCCTTTACAGGAAGCTCTGGAAGTTCACAAACGGGAGTGGTATGATGAGGCTCCTGTTGAAAATGGGCAGAAGGAAACGGTGTAATGGCAAGAACAGTTGGTGCTAAAGGCTTTCAACGTATCCTGCGAATGGAGATGATAGCGCGACTTGAAGCGCAGCTTGTTTACAATGCCACCCAGATCGCAACGATGGTCGGACTCTCAATTGGCGGTGTTAATTCACTCAAATACGACCCCGATTACCAGCTTGTAAAGGCCCGTGTGCTTGGGAATGTTGTAACAGTGCTTGATGAGGAGCTTGCAACTGACCTCAAGGGGATGAAATCTAAACTTCGCACTATGGTTCCGGTCGCACTTGATGTTTTGTTTAAGAATCTTACTGGCCCGAACCCTCGTGTGGCGCAAGATGCCGCAAAGACTATCCTTGATCGTGATGCAAGGCTTATTCCAGTCTCAAAAACCACTGTTGTTGCTGAAACGGATGCAGGACATTCTATCACAAGCACTGATAACACTATTGCCTCGGAATTGCTTAATGCTATGGGGAAAACTAATGACGCCGGGAAAAAAGAAACCTTACAGTAGCGTAGTTTCTTACGAAGCGCGGCCCATGATTGAAGTTGCAAACGAAGATTGGTGTGTAGAGGGCATAAATTACGACTTAGGTTGTGTGTATTACACCCTTTTCAACGGCCCGGAAGCGGAAAATAGGGCGAAACAGTATGCTGAGTGGCAGAATAAATTGAAACAGCTTGAGGTATAGTATGACTGTGATGAGTTTTCCCAGCAAAAATAACAAACCGCAGCAGGTTACGGAAGTGAAAACAACGGTAACAGAGACAAAACTTGTCGTGCAGCCTCACCGTGGGGCTTATTCGCATTGTGCAAATATCGAAACTACGCCTAGTGGTGTGGTAAAGCCGGCGCATTGCGGTGTTCATGCTGTGTATCACACACAAGTAAATGATGAAGCACCGAAGCTTCTGTGTCCACAGTGTACGACCAAGTTGGAACGTCTGCACACTCCCGAACTGTTCGATCCGCAGGACGTGTAATGCAACTTGAGTTTCAAAATCGGTGGCGGCTAATCAACGCCTCGGCAATACAAGACCCTGCGACTCGTTTGTTCGCGCATCGGTTGAATTGCCTTGGCTCCAATTATTACTTCATAAAAATAGGATTACGTCGCCACCGACTACAAGACAATTTGCATAAACATATGGCCGATTCCGTAGAGAAGATGCACTTGAAAGAGGTTAAGGAATATCCTCGTGACCATTTCAAGAGCACGATATTCTCCGAAGGTACGCCTATGTGGTGGGCACTTCCATTCACAACCAGGGATGAGGCGTACATGCGTACCCTGGGTTATGGGGACGAGTGGATTCGCTGGATGCGCTACGCACACAACCAAGATACGCGCACACTTCTTGTTTCTAGTATGGAAGGAAATGCAATCAAACTAGGGCGTAGGATCGGGCATCATTACGAGAACAACGATTTCTTTCGTGAGATGTTTCCTGAGATTATACCAGACTCATCTTGCGTTTGGAGTGATAAGTGTCGGACGCAGAAGCGTACCAAGAACTCCCCTGATGGTGAAGGTACGTTTGATTTCCTTGGTGTTGGTGGTGCATTGCAGAGCCGACACTACAATCGGGTAGTAGAAGATGATCTCGTTGGACGTGATGCGATTGATTCAGATACAGTGATGCTTGATATCATCTCCTATCATCAACACATGGTAGGCGCGTGGGATTCTGACCCTTCACTGCAAAACGAGGAAAATGACGAACTCGTAGTCGGTAATCGCTGGTCACAGAAAGACCTGAATCAGTGGATAAAAGACAACGAGCCGTGGTTTAACTTCGAGACTCACTCTGCACTTGGTGGCTGTAACGATAATAAATGTGAATTACATCCTGCCGGGATGCCTATTTTCCCGGCAGAATACACTAAAGAGAAGCTTGAGAAACTTGCAATACGTCTCGGCTTGTACTACTTTTCTTGCCAATATCTGAATGACCCCATCGCACCTGGCACTGCAATCTTCGACCACAATTGGCTTCGTTATTACAAACCACGCACTGTGAGTCCTACTGACCGGCGTATGGTGATTGAACATGAAGTAGTTGAAGGTGAGGCGTTGAAGGATATCATGCCTGCCAATCTACGAATCGTTATGATTTGTGACCCGAACCATGCTGAGAATAAAGGACGTTGCAGGCATTCGCTTTCAGTAATTGGCTACTATAAAAGCAAAGTAGAGGGAAAAACGGATGAGAGAATGTATTTATTGGATTCATGGGCAGAGTCGTGTAATTATGAACGGCTCGTGGCTAAGATCTATGAGATGGCCCAGTATTGGAGACTCTCTGAATTTTGGCTGGAAACTATTGCTGCTCAGCGAATTCTTAAGTTTTATCTTGAGTATCGCAATCGCATTGAAAGCCGGAGACTTACAGTACGCGAGCTTAAAATAGATTACAGTCCTAATGCGAAGAAACGCAGAATTGAAGCACTGAATCCCTGGTTCGCTGAAAATAGATTCTTTGCACAACGAAAGTTTACTGATTTTCTTTTGGAATACAAAGGTTTCCCGAACGGTAAAACACTGGACATTCTTGATACAATTGCTTATGCACCACAGGTATTCGACAGTGTTGGAGTTACACCGAAGCAGGAAGTAAAAATGTGGATGGAAAAGCGGCAAGCCCTTAATCATGTTGAATCAGTTGGAGTCGCGGGGTATTAATGGAAATCACATATGTGATAGTGATTCAAGGAGTGTCGCTAGTTATTTTACTTGGCATCTTTTGGCGTGTAAGTCAATTTACGTCACGCGCTTCTTTTGTTTTAGACACGTTGTGGGCTGAATTTTGTCGTGAGCATAACATGGCGAATACAATGCCAAAGTTTAGTAAGTCGTCGGAAACGATGTTGGATAGGGGAATGTAATGAATCTTTGGACTGAGTGGCGAGCTTGGGTACATTTTAAGAAGTTCATCGCTCCGTTCACGAAAGGAGCAGGTATGCCGTCGTTAACTACAAATATTAAGACTACGCTTGCTGGAGTGATTGGTGCGATTGCAGTAGCTGTAGCAGCTTATCAGGGACATAGTTGGAGACAACTTGTAGTTGCTGTTGCTATTGCGGCTGTTGGTTACTTTGCGAAGGACGCAGAATAAGGAGCGAGTATGAAGAATCAGATTAAACTTTTGTGCGGTGCGTTGTTGGTACTTGCATTGTCTGGTATCTCGCAGGCACAGATTGTATTCACGGGAACCACAGGTGCAATTGGAGTACACCTGAATGGAACTACTGTAGCTGGTACGGATATCTCTGAAGCTGTACAGCTTTTCAAGACTGTAAGTTTGTCTGAGCATAATATTCTTGCACCTGGATTCAACATGCAGGGATACTATGGGGCCGGTACTTGGACGCCGAATATTAGTGCAGCAATCGCTAAGACTCAGCTTCCCCCGAATACTATTCAGCCGTTCTTGGAAGTGGGTACTGGCGTGGTGATTAACTCGGCTACCACCGGACATAATCATTCTAGTACGTTCGCTGGTGGTGGTGTTAATTACTCACCCACGAGCAATGGTAACTTTACCATTACGCCTTTTCGCATTGATTACTTCAATGCACCGGGCTTCGGTAAGAAACCGAATGGTTATGTCATTGCTGGACAGCTTGCTTATACGTGGGGTGGGGGTTCCACTACTCCCGCGCCGGCACCGTCAATCACAAGTGCAGTGAAGAAGTAAAAGGGAAGCTACTCATATGCCAGCCATTTATGAACCTACGTTAGTAAAGATGGGGCCGGAAGAGACTAAAAAGCGCTTAGCTTATGTGAAGGCGCATTTAGACAATCTCATTTCGAGCCTTAAGGTTCTGCGTACTGAGAAGTATGATAAATGGCGGAAGTTATATGAGGGCAAACCAAAGGAAGAAAAGAAGTCCTTTCCATGGCCTGGGGCGAGCAATCTCGAGATTCAGGTAATTGCACAGCATTGTGATACATTGCTGGCAGCGATTCTTGGTTCAATCTATGAGGTTGCTCCGCTCTGGCCTTTGTCTTTGGTAGGCGATTACGAAGCGGCAGACAAGGCAGAAGAAGCGCGTAATGCGCTTGAGGAAATGCTTTCACTAAAAGGTCTTGAGCAACAGGAACTAGACCTATACCGTGTAGAATCCATCGCTTTTGGGAATGCTATTAAGTTTGGCATGAACGCGGTTAAGACTTCATATCAAGTAGATATCGAAGCAGATGTTCTTGGGCAGGGAAGTGGTGCAAGTATGGACGTGCGTGAATACCAGCGTTACGCTGGGCCGCGTCCTGAGTCCATTCCGTTTGATAAATTTCTGATTACACCCAATGCAACGAAGCTGGAAACCGCTCCGTTCAAGGCTCATGTGATTACGCTGAAACGCCATGAGCTTGAGGAACGTATGCACCGGGGAATTTACGATAAGGCAAAGGTAGAGTCTATTTTAATTTCTCCTGACCGTGGTGGGCCTGACCAAAATGAAACCTCGAAAGAAATGGATGCGGGGATTTCCAGTAAAGGCTATGATCCAGTTACAGAGGAATGGGATCTGTACGAGTGCCATTATCCTTACTGGTACTTTGTGCATGGAAAGTTCATGAAGTTTCGTATCATCGAGACATACCACAAGCGTTCTGAGACTTCGCTTCGGGCTATATTTAATCCAATGCCGGATAATGAAGAACAGTTTGTGCTGTGTCGCCTTGGTTATGATGACCGAGGGATGTATGGTTATGGCTGGTGCGAAATGCTAGAGCACGCACAGGCTGAAATCAGCGCTGAACATAATCGTAGCGCGGATAATAACACGCTTGCAAACGTAAATGCGATTCGTGTTGATCCAGATTCTCTTGCTGATAGCCAGTTTTCAATTTATCCGTTATCTGTATTCCCCTTTAAGAAGGATAGTATGGATATTATCCAACTTGGAAGGCAGAATAATACGGGCGTTGACCGCGAGAATCAGATGTTTAATATTGTCAAAGCACGGACTGGGGTGGACAATGGCATCAGTGGGTCGGGGTCGGGTATTACTAACCCCAAGCGGGGAGTTTATTCTGCGATGGGAACTTTTGCCGTTATGCAGGCTGGAAACAGACGAACTAATATACGAACTACTGATATGCGTGCAGCCCACATCGAAATTGGCCGCAAGTGTTTGCGGCAGTATTCTTATTTTGGGGTCGGAGACAGTTTGCGGGGATTCGGCAAAGACGCAGAACACATTGAGCGTGGTTTGAAATTGTACGCAGATGGAAAACTTACACTTCCAGTACGAGCAGCGACTGCCTCGGTGAACCGTGAACTTGAGAAGCAGAATGATATCATGCTTGTGAATATTGCCAAGCAGCATTATGAGGGTATTGCGGGGATTTTACAAAATCTTGCAATGGCACCACCGGAAATGAAGGAATATTTAGTCAATGTAGTAACTGCGTCCGATGCACTTATGCGGAGAATCTTTAAGAACTTCGGACACGATGATGTAAGTCGGTTGCTTCCAATGCCGGCGATTATTAAACAACTAAAGGAGCAAGCAAATGGACAAGGAAACGGAAATTCTAACGGGGCCGCTGCTGAAGCAGGAGCAACAGCTCATGGACAGCCTGGAGAAAACAGCATTTCATCGTTCGATATACGCCAACAGGGAAGCAATCCTAGCGTTCCTCCAGTCGCAAGCGGGCAAGGCGCTAACGGAGTTTTACCAGAATCACGAGGCGGAGTTGTCTAAGAGTTTACTCTCGAATTACAGTACAAATGGAGTAGACTTTAGTGATAAACTTAGGGGACGCTTGGAAGAAGTAAAAGATTTCCTGCTTATCCCGACGTTAATCAATAACCTACAGAAGCGTAAATTGCGGCTGGAAAAAGCAAAAAGGCAAGAACCAAACTGGGATAAGTATTAAAGGAGCGAGGTAAATATTATGGCATGGCCCCCGAAGGTGGATGCGAAGGAATTACTCGGACTTTCAAAAGAGGAATTCGAGTCGAAGGTAGCAGAGATTAATACTGCACTGTCACAAGCTAAAACAGCAACGGCGGCTGCGGAAGCAGCTACAACTCAGGTCACAGCAATCCAGGAACAGATGGCAAAGCTGGAAGGACGTTTGACTGCGCCACAGCCTGTGGCGAATACTATGATTAATAATCAGGACGCTCCATTTACTCGTTGGGATGAGGATGCTGAAAAGGCATTTAACGAGCGTATGGCTGGAGTAGTTACCCCGCTTGTACAGGTTGCAATGAATACGCAGGCTAAGATGGCTTTTAGTGAGGTTGCGGCTCGCATGGGAGCAAAAGACTCAAAGTACAAGCTGGTACAGAAATTAGCCCAGGAACTTGTATTGAAGCAGCCTATTGGATTACAAGTACGCGAGGATATTATCGAGAATTGTTTTAAGGTAACGCTCGCCGATAACTTCGAGCAGATTGCAAAAGATCAGCAAGCACGTAGTGGGTCGTTTTATATGGAATCGGCAATCAATGTGGGACAGCCTACTGTTGAAGATACCCGCTTGCCGGAAGAAAAACTCTCTCAGCGAGAGAAGGATATTGCTGCGAAGATGGGTATTTCAGCAAAGGCATACGCAGAAGCGAAGTCTACGATGATTATGGAGGGGGTGTAGTATGACAAAGACTGTTTATAACGGGCCGAATATGGAAGGTGCGAAGTTGCATACTACGGACACCCCTGCAATGACGACAGGCATGGGAAGGGATCAGCCAGTACAGGTTGTTTCGCAGGCAAAGATCGAGGAAATTCAGGCTATCGAGGATGCTGAGACTCAGCCTACAATCACAGAAAGCTCTGACTTAGACGAGGCGACTGTACTTCGTGACCTTAAACTTGAGAAAGCCGCGCTTCGAGAACTTGCGCTTGAGGAAGTTGCAACTGAGACTAACCAGCAGGTAACCTCAGCTACGCATGTAAATGAAATGTCCTCGAATGATGTAGACGATATCCTAAGTGCATCTGTGATTGCCTGTCCATTGCAGATGCCAAACTTTTTAGACGTGCGCTCCAGGGATCCAAACTACCGTTTGCGCTGGGTAAATTTCAAAGCACAAAGCGGTGCTCGGTATGATGCGGCGTGCGCGATGGGTTTTCGCAAAGCTGTTGCGAAAGAGGTTGTTGGTTTGAATAGCAGCATTATGATTGCTGGGGATGGGATTAAGTATTATGATGTTATCCTCATGGCAATTGAAACCAAAAAGCTTCTTGGACATTACAAATGGAATTTTATGCGTAGTGTAGCAAGGGTTAAGCATGTAGGTCAAGAAGCACTGCAACGGGCGAAGCAGGATGTTCAGTCTGGCTTACGTCAAGAGGGTGTATCACAAGAAGCTTTCCAGAATCCGGGTGAGCGTCCTAAGCTGGACTTCTACATTCCGGGGGATAAGGAAATTCTTTCACGGTAAGAAGGAGAATAACGCATGGCTGCAAATCTCACTTATCATCAGCCTATCGCCGCAGTGAAAACGGTGAGTGGCAATCAAGAGCAGATTGAGCTGATTCAGGAATATGCTGGTCAGTCTTTTATGCTTGGGACTCCAGTAATGAAGAATGGAGGTTACATTGCTGCTTGGGATTATGCTACTATCGCAGGCAGCATTTTGGGCGTGGCTTATACTCCGGGAGCAAATTTGGGTTCGAGTGGTAAAGGTGCTCCTGGTGCATTTGGTCAGGTCGGTTTTCCGGGTGCTACTGTTACATTTGGCTCTGTGCCGAATCAAAGTTCTGCGGTTAATATCCCGCATGGTGCTCCGTTTACGGATGGTCGTACTGTAGTTGCAGTTGCTAATGAAGATACGATCTTCGAGGCTCAGGTTGATAATAGCAATGCTGGTGCTTATGCTGTATCGCCGGCTTTGATTGGTTCGCAGTACGGCATCTCGAAAGATGCCAGTAACCAAGCCTATGTTGACCTCTATAAAAATACTCCGGGCACTAACACCGTAGTTGTTATTGTGGATATTAATCCTAATGACAATGGTACGAATGGTGGTCGTGTGTGGGTTAAGTTTATCAAGGCCGCTCAGCAGCTTGCTCAGTAACAGTTTTTAGGGGAGACAGGAGATTAATTCATGACGATGGTGAGAGGCCAATACGCACAGCTACTTGCTCCGGGCGTAAAGGCCAATTTTGTCGAATTCTTGGACACTGCTCAGCGCGACCAGCAGTATGATAAAGTGTTCAATATTGAAAACACTACAAAGGCATTTGAAGATGAGGTACAGTATGCAGGAACTCCGCCTATGCCTGAGAAGACTGAAGCGGGAGCTGTTGCATATACGAACCTTATCCCCGGTGGAACGAAGCGTTACATTCCACTATCTTATGCACTTGCTTGCCGTGCATCTTGGGAACTGATTGATGATGACCAATATGGTATTATCAAACAGGCGCCCAAGGCTCTTGCACGTTCTGGGCGTTTTACTGAAGAAATGGTTGCATGGAATGTGTTTAATCAGGGTTTCACTACTACTATCAGTACGGATGGTGTAAGCCTGTTTAATAATGCACACCCGCTTCTCGGTGGAAGCGCCGCTACAAATGTTGGGCCGGGTGTGTCGAATGTTATTTCAAGCGCCGGTACATATCCCAATCGCCCCGCGACGGATATGGATTTGAGCTTCTCGGCACTCCAGCTTATGAGCAACCAGTTTCAGCGTATGATCGACTCGCAGGGCTTGCCTATTGTGGTAAAGCCGAAGAAGTTGCTGATTCCGCCGGAACTGTTGTTTATCGCTCGTGAGTTGCTCGGCTCTCCTGGTAAACCATACACGGCAGATAACGAAATTAACGCATTGCTAGGTGAGGATTTGACCTATCTGGTTGTTAATTTCTTTACCTCTCAGGGTGCTTGGTTTGCCGTTACGGAGAAAGAGGGGCATCAGTTAAAGTTCCTTCGCCGCAAGGCATTGGATACGGATTTTGATGATGATTTTGATACCCGCAGCGTTAAGATGATGACGTTCACCCGTTTTGCAGTGGGCGCTACGCATTGGCTTGGTACTTGGGGTACGAACGCTCCGTAAATTTCCCTATGCCGCTAGGGGAGAGGGGGGTGGTTTTTCAGGCTTGCTCCTTTGGGCCACCCCCTTTTTAAGCGGAAGGAGGATTTAAGCATGGCATCTATTGCCGCAGCATTGGCAGGACAGGCAATTAAAGCTGGAGTACATGCATACCAGAATAAAAAGACGCAGGAAGCGGTGGGCCGTGGAGATGCACCGCCGCAGGCTTTGATGCAGGCCAAGACTGAAAACGCAGCGTCGAGTACAAATGGCCCTGCAATTGGTATGGGGATGAATCGTAACTCAGCTTGGGGTGGGGCTACAAGCGCAACGAAGAAGATTGGCGGTTCTGTACAGGAGTAGGAGGCATTATGGCAAACATGGAACGACACTTTCAGTACTCGCCTTATCATTACTGTTCAGTGTGTGGCTATCGTCGCCCACTGGCAGAGATGGCGTATCAACTGGGAGCGTTAGTCTGTGCAAACCCAATGCACGGTTGTTTTGATACGGAGATTGTTGGTGTACGTGAAAAACAAATTATGCGTAAACTAATCTCTCCGAATCAGGAAATGATGCCTGATAGGAAACTTACGTCGCCGGGAGCAGTAAACTCGTCGATAGAAGAAATTGTTCTCTAACCTCAACAAACCCATGTGCCACAAAAGTGGTGGGAGGATTTGAACTATGTCAAGAACTAACGGCCAGTTTCAGATGAAAACTGCGTTTACGGACGGAGTTTTGTTGTTGCCTGCATCGCGTTTTCAGCCTAGTGGTGGTGCTGCAACTTGGACACGAAACGCACTAGGAAACTATTCAGTTAACCAAGCAGCCTCGTTGAATACTTTTTACGTCGGTAATCTCGCGGACGCTCTGTTGCGTACTGGAACGCTTCCGTTTATTCAGGAGCAGTTTGGTACTGCTGCTGGTGTTGCAGGCCCGTCTAGCGTTGCAAATACAACTGACCCTGATGGTAACGTGATTGCGCCTTATGTTCCGCCTATGACTAAGGCCGCAATGGAGTCGGTAACTGGTGGTGAGGCGGGTTTTGTTCCAAAGGGGATTCAGATTAATGATATCACCTTGCATTATTTCATCGGAACAAATGCCCTAACGACGCATACTATCGGGTTGGTGAAGACTGTGATGCCTGTAAGTGGTACTCCTGGTGCGCTTGTAATCACGTCTCCGCTTGCAGTGGCAGCTAATGGGCTGGCAACTGCCGCTAATGCCAACCCGCAGACTACGAAAGTTATCAACGCTAGTGCGGCAATGCTAGTGTCTGACCTTTCTCAATATGCGCTTGAGGTCAACGCTGTTACGCCTGCTGGTGGAACGTATCAGTTGTTCGGTGCGACCCTCCACGTTTCATTCAACTATAACTAAAGGGAGAGTGTAATGGCAAATCAGCTAGGCACTAACCCAATGACCTTTACGACTACAATGGCTGTGCCATATACGGCGAATTGCCGGCTTAGCAATGTCATTTGGTCGGAGCAGGTTAATGCTGGAGATGAGCTTAAAATTATCGACCGTAATGGTAACGTAATCGTAGATACCAAAGCGCAGGCCGCAAACTATCAACAGGCTCTTGGCGGCTTCGGTTGGGTACAGGGATTCCAGATTACGATTCTCGGTTCTGGCACGGTTGCTATTGTTATAAGCAAGGCTTAACCAAAGGAGATTTCACAATGGCTGACCTCGTTAAATACACTGGCCCATGGAAGGGATTGAATACTGATAACCCGGAGAATTCCATTGGCCCGAATGAGGCAGTTGAGTGTGATAATTTTATTCTGAGGGGCGGTGAAATAAGAACCGCCCCTCGGTTGGTTAATTTTAGTCGGGGACTTGGGCAGCATCAGGAAATTTGCCGTGGAATCTCAGGCTTTCTTGATCAGAACAATGCGTATCATACTGTTGCGATTTCGGATATTGCTACGTATCAGTTATCGAACACTGGAATATGGCAGATTTTGAATAAACTTCCAATTACCGGCGGTGGCTTTAGTAGTTTTGCGCAGCTTTTGACCAAATTGTTTTTTACAAATTACAGCCCGAATTTATACTCTTGGACAGGAATGTCAAACACTGTTGCAATTGAGTATCCTGGAATTGGGGCAAGATATGTTTTTGAGCTTGATGCTAGGCTTGTGCTCCTGAGTACAGTTGAAGTAGTGAACTCATCCTATTTCGGTGTTTGGTCGAGCACTACTGCATACACTACGGGACAGATTGTATTCTATAATAATATTTACTTCGTTGCTGTTTCCGGCAGTACTGGTATTGTACCTGGAACGAATATTGTTTACTGGATAACAACGAAGCTAACTGGCCCAGTGGAATACTTTGAACAACGGATTAGAGCGACTCCAAGTGGGGCGACAAATATATTCTTGCCTGCTGGTGCAGACGGGCTTGCGACGGGTGCTTGGTTTGATGATATGCTGGATTGCCCGGATATTCTTACAGGTGTTATCACTGTTGGGCCTTCGGCATACCTTCTACGCACGAATGGTATTTCGCAATTAACTCCAAACGGGTCGAATGTAAATGGCGCGGCTCCGTTTAACATTAATCATATGTGGGCGTCAGAGCGTGGCATGGGGAGTTTATATCCTTCCGCTTGTGCTCAGTACGGTGCGCTTGGAATCTTTGTCTCGACAGAAGATATCTACTCGCTTACACCAAGTGGCTTCCAATCAATTGCGCCTTCGGTACGGTATGCACTGTTACATGATCTTGCAAATGCAACGTATACTCCAGTTGGAACTATTGTTCCGGTACTATCAAATGGCTATGTGTATCCGTTGTATATGTTGACCATCCCGCAGGGAGAAGATACTTTCGTATGGTGTTACTCAATTAATGAGCAACAGTGGTTTCGTAGAATCCTAGAGAAACTTCAAGTGACCTGTCCCCCGAAGTACGTTTACACGGAGTAATTCTATGGCTGGCGGACTTACAGATGGAACACCTGGTGGACGTACTGGAGGCAACGGCACAACTGGTTCTGGTAGTGCTGGAGTGCCCGTTAATTTTTCAAACCTTCCTATTACGGGCGGGCTTTTAGGCATTAATGGTGCAGTAATTTTTGCTGTATTTGATATACGTTTACAGACTACACGGTTTATGTACTTGGATACGACTAACTTTGATACTGAAACCGAGGCACAGTATACATTCCGTGTTGAAGATTTACAAGAAGGAACACAAGTTACAACGACGAGATTACGGATTAAGTATAGAAATCTCGGTAAAGCTAAAGTACAGATCACATTACGTGGAATGTACAGCGAGCAGACGAAAACTATTAAACTTGGGCCGGGGACTATAAACGGACAGACTCGTGCTGTACCCGCAGCAGATAATAGGCTTTATATCGCTTACTGCGATTTTACATTCACTGATGAATCACCGCAGGTAAATATTTATCGTGCGGCAAACTCAGGGCCACTTAGTATAATTTCTGTGACTATGATGGGCGCAGACCAGAAACCGCAGAAGGGAGCGTAATGGCAAAGATTATTCCATTGCAAAGCAATGCTCTACACCATGTGGTGACTTTTTGTCATAACATGTATCAAGCGTTGAATACACTTTCGCTTGGTACAGTAGGTACTCCTGGAAATATTACAGGCGTGCATGTAAAAGGGACAACCATAGCCGCAGCAACGGATGTAGCAATTCAACATGGCTTAAACTATATTCCGTCAGGATATCTTGTTGTAAATACGAGTAAAGCTGGTCACGTTTATACAGGAAATGCCAAGTGGACAGCAAAGACAATCTACCTCCGGTCTGATACTGCCGGATTGACTTTCACCGTACTTGTCTTTTAGGGGGAGATTATGGCAAACTTGCAAGAACAGCTTGTAGTGCAGTTGCAGACAACGGAAATTTCTACATCGAATGTGGTAAGTACTCAAAGTGATTCGTACTCAAACTCGAATCTCACTTCGATGGCGTATTCAGATTTTGCTGTGACGGGTGGAACTGGAGTAGAGACTCAGATTCCATTGCCGTTCTCTCCCGCGCATGGTATTTATCTGAAGAATTTGAGTAGTACTGCTGGACAGGGACTTACGGTTAAGATTACGCCCGCCGGTGGAGCAGAAGCTGTGGCAATTGTATTGCAGCCTGGTGGATGTTTGGTGTATTTTGACACACTCGTTACCTCGAACGGCTTCACACAGATTTCCGTAACCGCTATTAGCGGTGCTACCAATTATGCTTATAAGATTTTTGGCTAAGGAGCGGGTATGAAAATCAGTTCGCTGGTTCCAAAGGTGCGCTTCATGCTTGGAAACCGCTCTGATATTGACGACCAGATTGCTATGTGGATTGCTGATGCTGTACTTAATCTCAGCATCAATTTTCCATTTAGCGAATTGCAGGTGTATGGGGAGACGGTGCAATTCATACCTAATCAAAGTAACTATCCTCTTGATTATTTCATGAATTGTGAGGCTGACGACCTTGCATTTATTGACACCTGGTGGTACTGGTACTCAGGTATAAGTGGAGCGGGTGCTGTACTTAAGTTTCGTGCGCCTGCGGTAGTCACGCCATTGATTCAGATTGGAGCTGGGAATCCTCAGTATTGGTCACGTTTCGGAAATCAGGTAATGGTAGCACAATCTCCAGCGCAAGCATTTTCGACGTTCTGGTTGTATCAGCGAAAACATCCATTGCCTGATTATGCTAACATACCGTTGTTGTTAGATACATCGCTTAAACTTCCGCGTGAGTGGTCACAAATTATCGCTACTGTTGCGGCTATCAATGGCGCGGCAGATGTGGAGATGACGGCGAAGATCCCAATCTGGTTGAAGCTTCTATACGGTGACCCTAAAACATCTGGTAATCCGGGGTTTGTAAAATCCCTTACCAGTCAATACGAACGAGACTCTGCGCGTAATGAGCGTCAGATTAGTTTCGTGGTGGAGTAGCCTATGGCAACGAGTGGTTTTGCAGTTCCCTTTGGAACAACTTCGACTTCGGGAACGGGTGGAGCTTTCGCTGGAATAAATAATGGAACATCCATGCTTGGGCCGAGTGCCAATGGCACAGCGGTTCCTGCTTGGGGTGGGCTTGGTGGTGGAACAGGTATTCCAACAAATGGCACAGCTAGTGCTGCGCCAGGTTCATCGAGTCCGTTTGGAACAGTCTTCTCTGGGCCTACGAACGTTCCACAAAGTAATGGCTCACTTAACCAGTCTAACGGTTTTACTGGCTCGACTACTGGTGGTAGTCAGGGAGTGAATTATACTGGCTCCAATGTATTTGGGATGGATCCAGGTTCAAGTACATATCAGTGGCTTTCGAGTAAAGATAGTAGCTTGACGAAAACTTATGGCAAAGATGCTGGTGCTGCTCTTGGGCAATTTATACAAAGCGGTGCAGGATTTAGTCAGGCGCAATTAGACCAACTTTTTGCTTCTATGAAGCCGGAAGAAGCACAACAGTTGGCTGCACTCTCGAATAGTTCCGGTACCTCTGGAACACGTTTCAGTTCCGCGAATGATTTTGCGGTATCGAATTATGAGGCGCAGGTAAATTCAACGCAGGAACAGATTGAATACAACGCATATAATCAGTCTGTACAGAATATGATGGCGATTCTTATGGGAAGCAAGTCTGTACCAAGTGGCTCTAATGCTGCAGATATCACGTCCAGTGCAATTAGCACTTCACTTATGGCAGCGTTGTCGAATTCAACTTCTGGCCAAGGTTAAGGAGAGTTTATGTCTACGACACCCACTGTACCAACGAATGATGGAACTCAAGCGCCAGCGCAACAGAGTGCAACGGGACAACAGCAGCCTGGCTTTAGTGATTTGCTGATGAAGATTCTAAACCAGCCTACGGTTGTACCTAGCCGTCAGCAAGGTGCGCCTCCCGATAATGGGCCGAATCAGTTACATTATCAATCTCAGTCTGTGGGCCATCCGACCTCGGAAACTGACCACGGGCATTTTACTTCGGCGGCTATTCTAAATGGCGTTATGAATGGCCTAACACAAGTATATAACAAAAAAGAACAAGATAAGCATAATGCAGCACAAGCTGATTTGCAACGTGCTATGCAGGCACAACAAGCAAATCAGCAATTGCAGTTAGCAGTAGCACAAACGCAAGACCCTGCAACGAAGAAGATGCTACAAGAGGCAATGGCAAAAAACAACTCTGTATTGGAGAGTGTTGCGAGTGGTAAGCACGCAACATATATTAGGAAAGCCCTTGGCTCGGTCGCTAATCCAATGGGAGGCGAGGCTAATTCAAAGCACGTACAGATGGTACATCAGGCGGCAACTGCAACGGCGAATCGCACTAACCTTCTAGAGCGAGCATTTCACGCTTTGAAGGGTGGTGGAGCTAAAGGTACAGTACCAGTACAACCTCAACAGCAGACACAACAGCGGATGCCTTCTGCGGATACTGCGGCGGGTACAGGTCAGATGGCTCCTACTGGGCCACAGCAGACTGTACCGCAAGCTCAGCCTCAGCAGCAAGCACAACCGCCTGCAATGGCTGGGCCTTCTTTTAATAACGGGTCACAGGGAACTCCGCAGACTGTGGCCCAAACTCCGAAGGTTTCTCCTGCGGTGCAACAACTTCAAAAGGGTCTAGATAATTGGAGTATTTACACCGTAGGCTCGAATACAGTTCGTGACCAGGCATTGCATGAATACATGGAGTTGGTTAAATCTGGAGTTATTCCAAAAGCGAAAGACCTTGCACAGATGAATCATTGGAATGCGCAAGATCAAATTGCTATGGAGAAACTCAAGCTTGGGCCAGAAATGGCGCAACTTGCAGCACAGACACATCTTAGTGTTGCAGTGCTTCAAGCTAACTCTCGAATTGCTGTTGAGCGTATCAGGGCCGCGAATAGACTTAAGATCGCTACCATAATGCGTAGTAATCCCAAAACTGAAACTGCGGGGCTTAAACTACAGGCTAGTGTGTTGCAGAGTGAACTTGGGAATGGGAATCAGCGTTTGGGTAGCTTAGACCAAGCAATTGCCGCACAACAAAAGGTAATTGACGGGCTTACTACAACACTTAGGCCAAAGGATGTTTTACGCGATTTAACTACTGGGCCGAAGAAACGTGATGAGAACGCGGCGCATTTAAAATCCGCTCAGGATGATTTGAAAAAACTACAGACCGAACGGGAACAAAAACATTTTCAGCTTGTAGAGATACAAAATAGATTGTTGAATCTCGGCGCACAAGGAGCGGGCGATGCCGGAACTGGAAGTGACAGCACCACAATCAACTTCAACGATAGCAGCCCCGAAACCGCAGGACAAGATTCAACAGAATCCTTCGACAAAATCTTCGACGCCCTCAAAGGGGATTCAGACGATTCCAGCGAAGGCGCAGAGCAGGAATAACGAAGTACAGGGAATAAAAAATGTTCTTGCCACGCCACTTGGTAAACTCCAAGTGGCAGTTGGTATTGCGCTTAAACACCCGAAGTATGTAAATTCAGTTGGCGGGGATTATAAATTCAACTACCGGAGAGAGCTTTGGGATAAGCGGATTGAACCGTATATGCTCCAGCGTGGTGCAGGATACGACTCCTTTGACCGTGAGGAGTTTCTATCTACCGGGCACCTTAAACCTGTTGATAAGCATAAGGCGTTTGAGGTTTACAAAGAGGGCGTAACTTCTGGTGTACTTGATCTTGCAAGTGCAACTTCTAAAATGGCACATTGGGTTGCAACTGTGCCGTTCTTTGACGTATCTGATGGGCCAGCTACGAATGAGCGACTTGGGGTTAAACACGTTAAAACAAAACCAGAGCAATCTATAGATAAAGTGTATAATAATTTTCAATCTTGGGTTGGTGAAAAAAGGCAAGCATCGGATGAACGCTTACAAGAGGTAACGAATAACAGTATTCAAGACTGGTTGTTACATGGTATAGGTACTGTGACAGTACAGCTTCCACTTTGGGCTGCGACTGGAGCTGGGGCAGCGGCGTTAGATGCAGGGCTTCCTGCCATCACTGCGACTGGTGCTGCGGGTGTGGCACAAACTTTCCTACGTAAAGCAGTAATTGACGCCAGTGAAGGGCTTGTGTATACTGCGATGGACGACCCAAAGAACTGGAAATCCTACGCAATTGGTACGAGTCAGTTTGTTGTGATGAATCCTGTAATGCGTTACGTCGGCAAACTAATTGGCATTGGTGGGCACAATTGGGAGCGTAAGAATATTGCGGCTGCGATACAGCACTATGCAGATAAAGATGCAGCGCAGGGCGCAATTAACACTGCGATGGAGCATGGTGGATTTAATCCAGAGGGTACTGCGAAAGTAGATCAGTTGCTTGAGCGTGGAGCCGTGGATGCTGCGCTTGATAAGCCACACTCAGACCCAGTACTTAACACGCATATAGAAATCCTAAATGCGATGGCGAAGTATATGCACGGACGTTCTGGCTTTCAGTTCCTTAGCAAAGAACAGCGTCTTTCTGTAGTGCAGAACTTCGGTAAAATCTTCCAGATGGCAATGGCAAAGCCGATTAAAGCAGCTCCTGAGTTTGCAATACCTGTAATCTCTAAGGGTGTTCAAGAAGCTACTAAAATGACGCCCGAACAAGCGCAAGCTGTGGCAAAGGATGTAATGGAAAGTGCTCGGGCGCAAGAGCATGTTGCAGAAAATGCAGCACAGAAGATTGATGCGGCAGCTAAAGCAGCGGAAGAGGCACATGGAGTACAGGTTGCCACCCCAACTGATACAGCTAAACCGGGTGCGGCCAGTGCAAAATCACTTGAGTTCTACAATAATACGATGCAATGGTTCCGTGATAACGTCAAGGAGATGATTCCTGGAATTAATATCGAACGCGGTGAGCGCCGTATTCTTGCTATGATGAATCTTGTGGCTGAAGGACATATCCCAATGTCAGGAGCGGAAAAAGAACAATTCCTTACATCAGGATTATATCATCTCAACCATTCAACACGTCCAGAGTATCGTGAGATTATGTCTATCGAAGAGGCTGTGGAGCAAGGACGTGCAGTATGGCATCATACTAAGATGGTAGAAGCAAATGTAAAACATCCTGAGGTTGGTAAGCACGTCACGAAGAAAGGCGAGGTTACTAGCTTCGGCTCCAGTATGCCACGTAAGAAAGATAAGATTACTGGTACTGGGCATGACATAGCTCTTGATGCGCTTGACCGTGAGAGAATCCACAAACTTTGGGATAAGCAGCGTGGTGCGGCTAAGGGTGGTGAAGTACACAAGATCGAGGCACCAAAGGAAAAGCTTGGAGATATTGAACCTCAACGAGAAATGGTAACGGATAAAGACGGTAACACACGCGTTAAGATTGGCATGGATAAAGACCGTGGAATCCGTATGACTATTACGGGGCTTTATAAAGATCGTGGCCCACGTAAGCAGATGATTGAGATGGTTCAGAATGCTTATGATGAGGTTCGCACTGCGATTAGGAATAAACTGGATGGCCCACATGAGATCACACTTATAACTGGTAATGGTGACCCAAGATTTGACTTGGCGCGAGCGCCAGAAAATGAAGCTGATTTTATTAAATGGTATTCAGAGAAATATAAGTGGAGTGGCACAGAGAAAGAAGCTAAAGAAGAATGGGCTAAACAAGAATATTATGTCTCGGAGTGGAAGCGGGATCGTGGTTTAGATTCCGCCCCGAAATTACCCTTCTTCTCCATTCATGATACTGGGCGAGGCATGACTAAAAAGCAGCTTGGTACAGTTTTTACTGACGTTTATTCTTCAGGCAAAGCTGACGATGCTGGAGCTTCTGGTGGTTGGGGCGTTGCAAAAACTAGCTTTCAACTCGGCGGGGAATATTTTCGTGCAGATTCTGTGGTGCGGGAAGGGAATAAGATTGTACGTCATATAATGGAAGGTACGCCGGATGAATTACTGGATGGTGTGCCGATTAAGACTGAGGTTCTGTGGCGTGAGAACGCAGTAAATACAGGTGAAAAACCTCGTACTGGACTTACGGTTACAACTTGGGTGCCAGAAGATAAAAGTTACGCGGCGAATTATGAGGTAAGAGATGCCTGGGAAAAAATTGCAGAACATGGAGATAAGAATATTACGTTCAAGTCTGAACGTTATGCTCAAACTCCTACTGATGATGTAATTAACATGGCAACTCCTGCTAAACCAGCTGAGTTAGGTGATCCAATTCAGCATTTTGACTTTGAAGGTGGCAAAGTTGATCTTTATAAGGGGCCAGTATCAACTGTAGCTCAGGGTTCAGTTGAGGTACGGCTTCTTAATCAAGGATTGTATCAAGGGGCTACGAGCGTACATTTACCTGAACCTGTAAAAGGGCTTCCAGAGTATATCACCGCTGACGTTTCAGCCACTAAAGTTCGTCCCGGCCATGAGAAATATCCTTGGACTCAAAGCCGTGAGGAACTGCATCCGGAGATTCAGAACGAGATAGATAAATATGTTAAGCAGGAATTGTTTAATCATCTATCTAAGCAGCGTAAAACAGAACTTCAAGCAGCCTGGGATTCAATTTATGAGCATAAATATACCAAAGCGAATGGTACAGAAGGAACTGTCCATGTTTATGCCGAGTCTCCAGAACTTAATGCTGTAGCTAAGGATATGATGCAGTCCCCATTCTGGACAAATTATATTGAGCAAGTTGGTGCAATTTCAGACTACTTCAAGGATAATTTCACTAGGGCTGGAACCTATGCCAAAGAACGGAAGTCTGAGGTAGAGAAAGTTGGGATATTCCTTCCGAAGCCAAACGAGAATAGTGTGACGTTTGGAATTAACGTCCCAAATCCCGGCAATGAAGGTAAGAGTGAGGCCATATTCCTCAATCCATTTGGCACACAGGATTGGAATTTAATGCTCCTACATAATAATCCTGAAACTGAGCTTTATAACACAGCAGCACAACACGCAACACATCAGTTTAATACGATCTTACACGAATTTGCCCACAATGCAGTACGTAATCATGGCGTGGACTTTGAGGGTCGTATGGCTGAAATGTATGCATTTATTGAGATGGAAGATGAGTTTCAAATGCGTAAAAATCTAGCGGCAGCTATTTCAGGAACTTCTGCAAATGCAGAGAAAGGGAGCAGCAATGTCAGACCTTCAAGTGAATATGCAAAGACGTTACAGCGGTATTTTAAAGCGGGAAGGGAAGAAGGCAGCGGAGGGGAGTCTCTTGTCAGAACTGGAGTTAGTTCAAAGCAGCCTAAAAAAGACAGAATTATCCCAAGCTCAGGTGGATAGTTTTAAAGCAGCGGCACATCAAACTGCAAGGGCGTTAAGCTTAAACATCGAGGGATAGGACAATGGGCGGCATTGTAGATAGGCTTGTAGGTGGGATTGGAAAGCTTGCTGAAGCTCATGGTGGGCAAGAAGCTGAACTTGCTGCCGGTGGCTTGAAATCTGCTTGGGATCATATCGAAGGCATGGTAAAATCCTCAGAAGCTTTATTCAAGACTACGCCTGCAGGAAAGCCTTTTGTAGATGAAGTGTTTAAGGCAAAGTACATCCCTACACTTAAGCGTGGTATTCAAGACCAGCTTAAGCTTCAAGAAGCTGCCCACGCTGGTGCTGGATTGCCGCCTGAAAACTTTAAGGCTGACCCTATGAAGGCGATAGTTACAGCAAGGCAGATGGCTCGTGTACATGCCTTCGGCGCGAATGATGAAGTTTTAATTTCATTTGTAAATCAAGCACGGAAAGAATCTAAGTCCGAGGTTCATGCGGATAATGTAGGCTTTGCATTGTCTACGATATTGCACGAAAACTTTGCTGAACTTTACAAACCTGTAAAGTGGGGAGTTGATGCGGACGGTATAATGCACCAGCCTTCGCATGTAAACCGTCCCGTTACTTGGCTCGAAAAAGCTGGTATCACGAAAGTTCCAAAGTACGAGCCGCCGAATAAGGTTGAGCAAGGAATTCGTAATGTAATGGGTTACGTATTTACCCCCTTTATTGCAATTCCGCATCTTACACAAATCTTGAATCCTATTCTTGACCTAGGCATCAAGCATGTAGCTGAGGGAACAGCAGAGATGTTTGCGAAATCTCCGCATAATTTAAAGCAGTTAGAACGAAGTGCTGTACTTGCAGATGAGATTTACTACGGACTAGCAAGCCCGGACGCCGGTTGGATGAAGAAGATTTTTCATCATCCGGGTTTTACGCCTGTAAGAAAGAAATATATTGAGATAGCGGCACTTGCAGGACGAAGCGCGTTGTATGATTCTGCCGCTGAGTTTCTCGCGTCACGGGGAGCAGACAAAGCAAGTGGTGTAATGCTTCGGCATCTTGGAATCAACACCGATGAATTTCTCTCACGCAATGCAGATCACGCACTGAAATTTAGTTCATTACCTGCTATGCAAGAGCTTGGGCTTAATCCTGAGCATCTTACTCAATTACGTTTAACGCCTGACGACATACTTACTGCGATGTACCGTAGTGGCGCAGAGAGTATGTTCATTCGGGATGGGCTTAATACTCCAGCTGCGTGGGATACTTCAGCATTGCGCCGTATGATGTTTATGTATAAACATTACGCTTGGAGCCAGGGTAAGTTCCTACGCGATGTTCTACAACGTAGCTACGAGGCTGGTGGTATGCCAGCGGTCGCAAGTAAACTCGCGATTATTGGTACTGTACTTCCCGCTGCCGGTGAAATCATCAAGGGTGCTGAACGCTGGGTACATGGTGATACGGATTCTGATTCGTGGCGTGAGTACAATGCACATTTCCCCGGCATGTCTAAGGAAGATGATGTGTCTGAATATTTAGATGCAATGGCACATGTAGCGGGCTTTGGTATGGTGTACACTACTATTCGTAGTGCGCAACGCAATGCACTTGCAGGGATGGTAATTGGCCCGTTGTTTAATTCCAGTATTGATATTGTTCAAGACGTAGCAAATATGCGCGGACGTAATGTAAAGGAACTTCGGCATGGCGATAAACTAAGCCCGACGCAGCGTAAATTCGGTCGTGATATCGTCAGTCGTACAGGTATTATGGGCCCACTCCTTTCACACACGATGTTTCCACGTAAGCAAGTGAAACATAAACATAAACCCCAAACGAGTCAAGGAGAATAATAATGCCAGTTTCTCACGGTACGTCACCTGAGCAGGTGAAGTCGAACATTCATGCAGTGGAGACTCAGCTCAATGACCATCAGAGCCAGACTCCCATTAACAACTGTCCTG